TAACACTCAACCTAAGCCCACTATCCCTTCCCTTACGGGAGCAGAGCACTTGCGAAGCCGATTTGTTCTTCGCCTACTCTTGCTACAAGGATAGATTTGGACACCAAACGTGGGACCTTCCTAGATCGGCGTGAGCTACGGATGTATTGGAAAAATACATCCCACTCAGTCGACTTAAGTTGGTCTTTCGCTGGGAGCTGATAGTTAACAAAAGCACGAGCAATAGATATATTGCCCTGCTTTTGTAAATCCTTCAGCTTCCCACGCAATAGCCTCAATAACCTACGAGGTGGATCAAATTTTACAATTGGTCCATACCTTATGTAGGTATCAAGGTTATACGATGGTGGCCTGCCCGTGTAAACAGTCGGCCTTACGACCGTCGCCCCTAGCAAAGTCTGGGGTACACACGTCCAAATCTCTCTCAAAAGAGAATCAAACGGCTCACCATAGACACATGACAAAATCGCAACCTTATTACAGGCAACGACTAAATCATGTGGAGTTTGTAACCATCGTAAATCAAAGACGGTTACATATCCATATTCGTCTATGTAATGGGCACCGCAAGATTCCCTATAGTCTGAATTGATGTTAGTCTTATCAAGATTAACAACAAAACCGGCTATTGAGAGATTTTCCACTACGGCTTCTGCACAATCGTTACGACAAATAATGTCGTCACCGAAGACAGTTGCAGTAGCATCAAATGATCTGGTTAAGGCTGTAAGAATCAGGGTCATTAGGTCAAAGGTAAATCCATTCCCCATGCTAGAAACCTTTTTAACAACATAAAAGTTGTTATCAGGTCCAAGGGTCATTTCTGACCTGCTAGCAAGTACTTTGTTAAGTACTCTCTTGGGAAGAAGATACTTTATTAACCTAACGCTAATTGCATCACTGCAATCAGAAAGATCGATCGTAGCGATAGTTTTATCGCTTATTCGATTCCTATGCTTTTCAGCTAGTATATCGAGATCGATCCCGATATTGTCTTTTAGACAATTACGTATCCCGAGACCAACAGCCCTTTGGACAAGCATATTACACAGAGGTTCCAGACAAATCGACCTATCCTTCGAATTATTCTTAGGAACAGTCGACCATCTGTTACCATGTACAAAGGACACGGTGCAATGAAGTTTGAATTTGTAAATTTGAAAAGCAGGTTCAGATACATTTTTGAACCTGTTCCATAACTTACGATTTACAGACTTCATATCCCAGCCTTTAACTGTGCAGTAGCGTTTAAAGCGCTTCTTCGTGGCGAACTTTAATGCTCTATGCCAATAAGAGTATTTGGCAAAAACATCAAAGCAATCGTCAGTTATAGACCAGGCACCAGTTAGCTTACAAGCAACTGAAGTCCGGTCACGCAACGGCTCAAAACTAGAACCGTTCGTGAACACAAGATCTCCCATCCGAAAATTGGATAGGATCTCGTGTACAAGAAGACGTGCTTTTGCCCAGTGCGGACCTAAGGGAAACTTTGGTTGGAGTCCTTCGTCAAAAGAGATCCACCTGAACCAGGCGTCTGTTCGGCGTCGGGTGCAGGATTCTCTTTCGGGTTCTTCAAATTTTGCGGTGAGCTTGCTTTTGGCAAGCTGAGCCGCCCGAGATAATGCGTAGCGATTGTAATCACTAGAGGCAAAATCTCGGATAAGAAGATTGACAGCTTTGATCGAGCCTGTGAGTTGCATTGAGTTCCTCCGGGAGCGTTATCCATCAGGAGACCTAACTGATTTCAGCTAAGGTCTTCAAGACAGGTGGCGTGACCGGTCGGAATCCTTGCATCACATTCTCGATCTCCCACACGTTGAGTTTATCAACCATGGAGAGAAGCAGTTGACGAAGGCGTACTTTCGATTCGAGCGAACCGGAAATCCGGAGCCGAACGGAAAGTGCATCAAGGGCAGACGCGCCCCCAACTACGACCGGGTTATTATCGTTGAAGATAATTTCCGTCGCATAGTTGGGAACCGTCACACCGTTAAGATTCTTAGCGGTGTTACTAAATCGGAACCTGACCGTAAGATCAGGCTTTGCAGGTAGTGCATAGGTTACCCCAGCATTTTCCTGACTTTTCACTGATAAGGTGTCAGACATGGATTATGATTCTCCTTGTCGGATATCATTTAAGGGAACGCATTAAGCGCCCTAATCGGTTATTAGCCATCACAGCTGAATCCACCAATCTTCTCCAGTTTAAACTGGGGTTGAAGGACA